AATAAATAAGTTTTTATGCACTCCTATGATCTCTGTTTTATTTGTTGGTAAGGTGAAGGAGTTCACTGATGAATACAATGAATACAATAACACCCTGCTGGATAGTGCACAGAAGATCCCAGGGTTCATTGGCATGGAGAGTGAGATGGTAGATGACATTGAGATCACTGTCAGTCAATGGCAGAGTGAAGATGATGTGCAGGAGTGGGCACGTGATCCAACGCACATGGAAGCAAAGCGAAGGGTCAAAACGTGGTACCACTGGTACCGCGCCAAGCATTTTACGTCTAACCAATGAACGACGACGATCTGTATCCCGTATTTGAGGATGATTGGTATGCATCTTTGAACATGGGCATACAGGAACTCCGTATGTTGTACGACCACATCGAGTATTCGATCAAGATGTGGCCGGGTTCTCCTGCTCGTCCGGCAGAGGAGCAAGAGTATCTTCACAGATTGAAATCAAGAATTGCAAGTGTAATAATGCAATACAATTTTGACATGCTGGAAATGGAATGATAGAATGCACTTGTATCATGCACTACGCACTGAAATGGCAAAGGGTTTCAAAGAACTGCGGAACGTAAAACCACGTCCTGACTTGACACCACAGACTACTGCCCTTGAGAAAACAGATACAAAGAAACCTCAAACCTTGCTGAACAGCAAGCACCTTGCCTTTGATAAAGATGGCAATGTGGTAAACCCACGGGATCTGAGAGAGAAAGAAGCATTGGAAACGAGTAAGCGTATGAATGTGATCCTTGCCACTGGACTGCTGTTCATTGTCTTTGGTCAGATCTATCTTGGTTCTGCCATCAACGGTATGACAAGAACCATCACTCGTCTTGCTGAAACTTCCTTGACAGGTGCTAAATAAACCGCTATATTATGTAAGCGGTGACAATCTTACTAATCCACCGAATCTAATCCAATATGTCTTTTGCAGACCTCAAAAAGCAATCTCGACTTGGTTCTCTGACTTCAAAGTTGACCAAGGAAATCGAGAAGATGAATACCAGCGGCGCTGGTAACACAGACGAACGTCTGTGGAAACTTGAAGTCGATAAGGCAGGCAATGGTTATGCCGTCATCCGATTCTTGCCCGCTCCTGAGGGAGAAGAACTCCCTTGGGCGAAGGTGTGGTCACACGCCTTCCAAGGACCTGGAGGTTGGTATATCGAAAACAGCCTGACCACCCTAGGACAGAAAGATCCTGTCTCTGAGTACAACCGTCTCCTTTGGAACAGTGGTACTGATAGTGACAAGGATTTGGCACGTAAGCAGAAGCGAAAGCTCACTTACATTGCGAACATCTACGTTGTCAAGGATCCGACCAACCCCCATAACGAAGGACAAGTTTTCCTTTATAAGTTCGGAAAGAAGATCTTTGACAAGATCACTGCTGCCATGCAGCCTGAGTTTGAAGACGAAGAAGCAATCGACCCGTTCGATTTTTGGCAAGGTGCGAACTTCAAACTGAAGGCAAAGAATGTTGCGGGTTACCGTAACTATGACAGTAGTGAGTTTGCTGCTGCATCTCCGGTGCTGGACGACGACGATGCCCTTGAGGCATTGTGGAAGAAACAGTATTCTCTAGAAGAATTTACTCGCCCTGATCAGTTCAAGGCATATGGGGAACTAGAGAAGCGTTTGAATTCCGTGTTGAACAACACCCGGAAACCAGTTGACCCTGAGACCTTCGATGAGGAGGAAGCAGCGGTCACTAAATCTCGCCAGCAAATGGATGAGGAAGATCGTATCGTCAAAAGAAGTCCTGCCCCTGTTGAGTCTGCTGTCGCGACCGGATCAACAGATGCTGATGACTCAGATGACGATGCCCTGTCCTACTTTCAGAGACTTGCCGAGAGCTGAGGCATGAAGTTTTACAGCTTCAACGAGCTGATTGGAGTCTGGGATGGGGATCTCCCCATCCTGGACTTTTCTCTTAGGAAGATCTATGAATGGAGGGACGAGTTCCCTGAGTCCGAAGGCAATTCCAACATCGAGGGTTGGCAACGCACTGGTATGCACAAAGATGGGCGATTCAATCCACTGATGTCACTCATCGCAAATAAGTCTCGGGAATACATCGATCAGCATGATGTAAAACCACCCCGTTACATGGAGGTTGTCCATGCCTTCGCCAACATCAATGGACCTGGTGCATCAAACTGCATGCATCATCACACCTATGGTCAGATCAGTGGGGTGTATTGGTTGAAGACACCACGTAATAGTGGTGATCTAATCATCATGAGTCCTTTCCACAACCAATACCTGAACACCTCGTGTGTATCTAAGATTGACCGCAATGCGATGGTCATTGAACCCAAAGCAAACACAGGGGTATTTTTCAACAGCAATCTAGTTCACTACGTAGATCAGAACCGATCAGGTAAAGACAGGGTGTCTGTAGCATTTCACATCCTTCTTCACCCGTAGCGAAAACGGACTTTCATTTACCAGAAACTGGAAAAAAAACTCGGGGCAAAAATCGCCCCTATAGGCTTTTATGTACAAAAACATAGTCATCATAGAACGGAATATCGATGTGACGCCGTTTTTGGAGGAATTGAACCCAGATCACTGGGACTGGGTTTCGCAGCAAACGGGAAATAACCTCGGAGGCGACAGAAACCCATATGGGTTCTTACCGCTAGTTTGGGCAAAAGTCCAAAAAGGCGAAGATCCGCATGATGCGATGGGACAAGAAAAAACGGCACTTTACGACTTATACCCCAAAGTGCACGAATTTTGGAAAAAGCACAATATCACCGAAACTGGCAGAGCGGCATTTTTCCGATTACAACCCGGAAAACGTGTTTTGGAGCATATTGACCGTGGAGAGTATTATAAGAAAAAGGACCGATATCACTTATCTCTGCAAGGCACCTATTTGTACCGTGTTGGTGATGAAAGCATGATTGTGCCACCTGGCACGTTTTTCTGGTTCCACAACAAATTACCCCACGAGGCATTCAACGTGGGGGATGTTGATAGGTACTCATTGGTTTGGGACGTTCCTCACAGTCCCAACAACCCACATTTAGCGAAGTGCTAAAAGACGAAGATTATCGCCTTTCTTCATCTTACGGTCAACGTACTGACTAGAGTCTTCATAAGTCATGATGTCCCTCATGTCTTCGATAATGGTATCGATGTACATTGACTTGAGAGTGTAGATGTTTCGCTTCGCATCATTTTTGCGAGTCTCATACTCTAGGTAACTGACTGACTGAGTTCCTGTATCAGTGTAGTTGATGCCTCTGTATGAGTAAGTGAACGTGGCATCTCCATCAACCACGAGACCACCTTGCTGCAAGAGTTTCCCCTCGGGATCACGACGCTCTACACTTTCGTAGTGATGAATCTCACTAAGTTGCTGAGGAGTGTAGTTGTTGTCGATATAGCGTTGGAAGTCAATCTCACTCATAGGCCATTCATCACGAATGTTCAGAATGTTGTTGGAGATTAGGATAATCCAATCGTATTCTGGATTGCCATACAACTCATCTGCCACATTATCGGGACGGTCATCGCCACGAATGGAAAACTTGTCAAAGGCAGCAGCGACCTGGAAGATGTCGTCTCGAATCTTGCCTCTTTTGAAGATATTGGTGCTTTCAACGTAATCGGAACTAGATGACCGATTGTCGGAAAAGGAAAGCAGAGATACTTTGGGAAACTCGTCGAAATAAGCCATTAGAATCCGATGTCCTCCTCGGTGATTTTGTTAGTGCCCATGAGAGGACCTTGGAACCTAAGCAGATCTTCAGTGGAAGCAGTCCGATCTTCGCCCAACTTATAATCATCACGGAAGATTGGAGTAAGCTCAGTGAAACTGAGCATCATGGTTGTTCTGACTGGTTGGGAGATTGAGTTGTTGTCTGCATATGACTGATAGACACCTCCATCAGTGTAGTTGAACCCAATATTGGTCAAAGCACACATCTTATGGATAGGCAGTGCCCTAATCCGTTGCTGCCCATTGAAGTATGAGATTCGGAAGATATCTGGAGAACCAATGAAGATGCCAGTACCAGTCTTCAGGGGAGTCATGCCCTCCTTGAAGAATCTTGAAATACGATTTGCTTGTTTGGCATCCTCTTCACTATTGGGAGCAAACTCATACTTGAACACAAACTGTCTCAGTTTAGGACC